CGCTGTTATTCCCGTTACTGGATCAGGCATTTTCAAACTCCTCAAAAGCGTAAAATTCGCGTATTTCGCGTGATACTTTTCTCATGTGGTCATACCCACCCAACAAGAACGCAGTGGCAATGTGTATTTCAATTCCAAAATTTCGGATATGAAATGCAAGGTTTCGCAGGCGCTTTTCCTCACTTTTACACATTTCATTGGCATCGTGAAACCCGTTAATTGCAGCCATGATTAGGGGCTGATAATAACTGTATTTTGCCATAAACCAAGGATTTGCGGGAAGTGCAAACATCAACGAGGTAAACACCCGATTCACATGATCGTCTGGTATTTCCACATCCTTGTCAATTAAATCGTCCCACAACTCAACGGCATCAAAAAATCGGTTGATGAAGTCAATGGCATCAGTGTTCCCCAAAAACCAACGGTTCTTGTTTTCTTGGTTGGCTACTTGCCATTCTTGGGACATGACGGGCATCAAATTATTCCAAAAGCAGGTTGTTGTTAGATGCGGCTTGCATAATGACCCAGTTTGAGCCATCGGACACCATTGTCGCCCAGTTTCCCACAACATCCAAGAGAATTCCAGTTCCAGCCGATGTGCTGTCAATTGGCACAACATTACTTGAAGCTGACACTAAAAGCTGTGCTTGCATATTCTTAAATGTAACCTGCCGCCCAGTCCAAGACGATGCCGCTGGCAAGGTAACGGTGCAAGTTGAGCCTGATTTGTTGTTAATTACCCAAGACTCGGTAGCCGCTAAAGTAAAGTCCGCAGTTTTGGTGACAGGGGCTGTTCCAGTTTGGGTTGACCATGTTGGTACAGAATTAACACCGTTTGCGGTAAGCACTTGACCAGCCGAGCCAGCGTGTAATTTTGCCAAAGTAGTTGTGGTATTGGCATACAGTAAGTCGCCTACCGCATAAGAGCCAATTCCCGTGCCACCATTGATTGCAAGGGTTACTCCGCTTCCATTTCCTGTAACCGTGTAAATATTGTAAAAAAACCGATACCACTCCCTCGACATCAAACCCGTTTGCGGATCAATTAACTCAACACGGGGGGCCGTGATTTGAGTAATGTTGGTCGTTGGTGTTGTAGCCATTATGCGTTGGTGGGACTAATCAATATTTCAGCACCCACAATGACCGCCTTGACTGGATCAGTTTGTGATATTTCATAAACACGGTCACGCAGCTTGAGAGTCATGCCCAACTTGCGCCAAAAGACTCGGCGGTAATACTGACCAATCTTGCCCATTTTGCTCAGATGCTCGTTGGACCATGTGTGACCACCGTCGTCAGACCAGCGCAGCATAATCTCAGGATCGCTGCCTTGGCCTGTATTGAGGCCAGTACCCGATTCACAATCGAGTTGGAGGCTGTGTTGTGACGAGCGTCTAAGGTTATTTGTGCCTGTTGGCAATGCTCTCCATGACCGCAGCCACTTTTGGATGCCGCCATTGTCAGCGTACACACTCAAATCAAGGGTGTAAATGTTGCCGTTTTCATAGTCTCCGACTACCGTATTGCCACCAAAGTTACATTGGCAATTGCTGCGGTGACGAGTAAATTGACCAAGGCTAGTGTTCCACCCGGCACGCTCATGCCAAGACTGTGTAGATACATCGTAGACCCAAGTGGCATTACCAGTGGGGAATGTCAGCACATAGAAGGCATGACCCTCTTGCTGATATGTGTAGGCCACAGCATCTGAGATGTTGCCGTACTGTGCGATAGCGTACTCAATGGCATGGGTAGAAACCCTAACACCAGTGTAGCCGTTGGCGCGATAAACGATTCCTTGTCCACGGGCATCCGTGCCAAGCCAGAATAGGGCATTGTCGAGCTTTGCAATAGAGAATGTAGCCACACATCCAATTTCGTTAAAAGCCCCTTGAATCTGCGTTAAAGGAAAGTCAGCCAGCCCAGCGTCATACCAAACCTCAACCGAGTCAGTACCAAATAACCATGCTTCACGGTGGTTAATGTTGACTGCAACCAATCCGTCCGGTGAACCTTCAGCAGACGCAAAGTCGAGAGGGTTAACCGATGTACCGTCAAGTAATTGAGTTACCCATATTTTTTGAGAATTGGGTTCGTTGTAGACAAAGTATCCATCCAAATAGCCTACGGTCACAGCACCTGTAAAGTCAGGGTCGGTGATCTTGGCAAATACGTTGGTGACTTCGTTGTAAATGAATCCGTCAGGGTTGCAGGCTAAGAAAATTTGTGTGCCGTTGTCGGCAATCGACACTTGCCCAGTCCCAGTCACATCACCTAATTTGGTAGGTGTAGCGGTCAATCCGGTGACTTTGTAGAACTCAGTACCACTGACAACATAGAAGTCGCTGCCGTTGGTCTGGTGCGCCCAAAGCGCCCGAATAGGGCCAGTGCCTATGGTTTGCTGGAACTTTAAGCCCGGTGTACGGTTAAAGAACCCCGCAGTCTTGCCCCCATCGGCGGTAGCCTCTGGGAAAAGATTGACAAGTCGGTTATCCGCAGCATTGACACTGCGTGCGACATAAGACGCGCCCAGAATCGGTGTTTGCATTAGTAGTTACCCGCATAGACGTTAAACCGTTGACGAGTTGCCACAAGAGAATAGGGCATGGACATAATATCGTCAGGATTGTTGATGCGTTTCAAATTGCGCTTGCTGGTCATGGCAATTCGAGTCACTTGGGGACTGGGCTCAATACCAAACTCAGGTGCGATCTCCATTGCCAAGTTATATGTAAACGCACGCAGGTAGCCCGGTGGAAACAGAATATCAGTTGTCAGGGTGGCAGGTTGAGATAATTCCTCAATTGAAATAAAGTGCCATTCCAAGTCCCGTGTGGGCTTTGGGTACACCGTCATCGTGATGTTGGGGTACTCCATGTTGATCCACATGACTTGTGGATAAGTGGAAGTGACCGTTTTTACAGCAATACCATCGTACTGCTGCTGATTGATAAATTTAATACCAAAGGACACATTTGTGCCGGGGTCACGATAGTAGGTAGCGTCATCCAACAAAACAGGACGGTTGCCAGTAAAGTCACCACTTGGGCCAAGTGTGCGAGTGATTTGACCCGCAGGCCATGTGTATATCTGGTCTTGGGTGTTGAATACAGACAAGCGTTCTGTATTCCACGAGTCAATCATTTGATTTAACGCAGTCAGTGCATCTTGCGATGTCGCTGCGGATGGCGTTTCACCTTCAGCTAATACACCAAGCAGCCGAAGCGCTCTGTTGATTTGATCGCCAGCGGTGTAGGTAGCCATAGTTAAATCCCTTCGGTTGCAGTCTCAGTTTCTACTTTGCGAACATATTTGCGCTTTGTTCCCAGTGCGTTCACAGGGGCCGCATCTTCGGATTCCGAGGGCGTATCCAGAGTATACCGTGTCCAGCCGTTTGTTTCATCATAAACGGCTTCAAGTTCCATAGTGGCAACTTTAGCACCGTGAATGGGGTGTTTGAGATAAATGTGCATAGGAAAAAGGGGGTTTTTATACCCCCTTTTAGTTTAGCCGATAAGCCAATTTACGCCGTTGCAAAATACTGGAACGACATAAGAACCACCAGCAGCAACAGTAGCACCAATACCAGCGGTATAAGCAGCATTTGAGTTACTAACAGCAGCACGAGTACCAGCAATAGCAGTAGACGCAGTAGGCAAGGTTGCCACTGTGTACAGCTTGAACTGGGCAGAATCAAGAGCAGGATCAGCGTAAGCTACACCTACGGGAGAATTGTTTGCCATGATTATTCCTTTAATGATGCCCCCACCGAAGTGGGGGCGTTGGATTAACCAGCTACGCGATAAAACACATAGGTAGCATCAGCGGTCTTGCGGACACGCCATGCTGCGGATGTCACAGCGTTAACAGCAGCAACACCAACCAAGGTGCAGCCAGTGTTGGCAGTAACAGTAGCAGCATTAGTTGCGCCAGTGTTGATAATCGAAAAGTCAAAGCAGCTATTTACTTTCATGCTAGGAAATGCAGCGTCAAGATCAGTACCGAGGGGTACGGTCAATGCAACAGCAGCGCCAGTGTAAGTAATGATGCCAGTAGCCAATTCAGCAGCAGTCAATGTGGCTGCGGCTGTCTTTGCTGTGGGGGCTACCTGAGTAACCATGTTGATTTCGTTCAGATTGCCGTCACCGAGTTGATAACCGCCTGCGCCATTAGGGAGAGCCATGATAATTTCCTTTAAAGATATTGATACGAAAAACGGGGCCGAAGCCCCATTTTATTAACCCCACATACGGCAAGCCATTTGTGGACGGATAGTGCTGTAACCGTACAAAACGTCAATACGGCAAGGCATACGATCGTTGTTGATGTCGTACTGACGAACAACGCGCAAGCTGATACCGTTATGGACTGCACGGGAAGCCATGTCAACGCCTTGAGGCAACAACAAGTCAGCAGTAGCAAAAGTGATCGCATCTTTGTGGTAGATCAAGTTTTGTGGGTACTGGGTGCTAGCTGTTCCGATAAACACGACTGCTTTGCCAGTAGCAGGCAAAGTGAGCATGGTGGCCAAAGCACTGTTTGCAGAGTACATAGGAGCCACGGTCACAGTAGCAGTTGTAGTGCTTGTCGAAGATGCCAAAACTACAAACTGGAACAACGAACCAGTGGATTCACGGGTTTGTGGGTTGACAGCGTAGCAATCAGCAATCGTAAACACGTCACCAACAGCCAAAAGTTCACCAGAACCAACAGTCAATGTCAGAGTGGAAGAACCTTCAGAAATCACAGCAGCGCCAGTGGTGTTACCAGTAGCAGCGCGAGTTCCGGTGGTGTGTTGCTTGATAGACTGAGACATATTGACTTCATCAAAGCCCAATACGCCAGCGCCCATCATGCCGTTCTTGAATTGACGGCTGATAGTGTCTGTTGGATTAAACAGACCTTTCATGCCTTCAACCAAGCCAGCGTTAGCAGCAGGGTTTACGGTTGCGTAACGTGGAGACATCACAGCAGCGTTTTCGTTCAATTTCTGTTGGGCTTGCAACAAGACCAAAGAAGTCGAAGGAGTAGTGCCGGGAGTACCAACAGAGTTACCAATGGTTTTGTAAGCATTAGCAACGTCAGCATCAATAGAAGATGCCAATTGGCTAATACGAGGCTTCAGAACACGCTCTGCGAAGTCATCCAATTGCATGGTCAATTCAGCAGATGTGAAGTTGACACCGATATGCTTTTGGTTGTTTACAGACAATGTGGTGAACTGTTCGTTGTCGTCTTGCACTTGCAAGGCAGCACCGTCAGTGACCAAAGCACGGTCGGGTAAACGGATACGCAGGGTTGAACCAATTTTCGCACCTTCAACAGCAAAGCTGTCGTCGTACTGGCGGTTTACATTGCGGGTCAAAACAAGGTTGTTCTCGAGAATTTCGAGAGCCTTGCGGGTAATCATGTCGATCGTTAGGATACTGTTTGACATTTTAAAAAGTCCTTAAAAAGTTAGCGGGTTGCCTGTGACTGCCACTTTTTCATCTGTCTTGCCCGGTCAGCTTCAATCCACTGCGAAGTTGTCATGTTCTTAATAGAACGTGGGTCCGTAGTGTCAAGTGCTGGTGATCCAGAGGATCGGGCATTAACTGGCGAAATAGGTGCTGGCGCAGACGTTGATCTTTTCACCGGAGGGTCAGAAGCTAATTTAGCTTCAATCTTTCCGATTTCCTTTGCCTGACCGAGTGGCGACATTTTGGAAATACGGTCTGCTTCTTTGGGGTTAGTCCCAAGCCAATAGGCTAAGTCGGGGCCAACATCCGAAGATTGGATCGTTTCTGCCATCACATTTGTGATTGTCAGCTTGGGGTTATACGCAACTTGTTCAAAGTCCTCGTATTTGCTCCGCGCTTCTTCTTCACGCTCGTGATAACTCTCAAGAACCTGCGATTGCTGCTTGGCGGCTTCTCGTCTAGCAATCAATTCTTCAGCCTTTGAATACGCCAATGCTTCCGCATAGGCTTCGGGGCTTTCAAACTGGTCAACGGTTGCCGTTGGTGCAGCTTTCATCACCTGCGTTTCCGCTTGGCGATTTGCTTGCTCTCGTTCCCATTTACGTTGCTCTCTTGCGAGGCGCTTACCAATTGCAGCATCAAGTTCCTCTTGCGAGAATGTCTTGCTGACTACCTCTGGTGTCTCCGGCGTAACTTCTACAACTTCCGGTGAGGCCGTCTCACTTGGTGTTGGCACGGAGTCAACTTCCGCTAGGTTTTGGACTTCTTCAGTCATTTCAATGAATCCTTCGATTCCCCAGTGAACCTCGCTGGTACGGTTTTTACAAATATATCAGATATTTCGGTTATGCGCTATCTTTAACCCACGATGTTGTTGCTTCATCCCAATGGTATATACCATCGGTGGGCATCGGGGTGGGTGCTTCCCATTGGCAAGATTCTTCATTTATTACCCAGCTTGGGAATGGTTGAGGTGGAATAAATGCGTCACGTTGGCTGTCGTAAACATAACCAACACCAGCGTAATTCTTGCGGATGTTGCCGTTGTAAGAGGTTTGCACCCAAGTGGCATTACCAAATAGACTATTTAAAAAAGCAATACCAGTCGCCTCATCGGGCGCGTCATTGTTATGGACAACGACAACCTGATCTACAACATTTTCAGAATTAAGTTTTGCAAAGTGTGCCATCAGAATGTGATACTCCCTGATCCAGTCCATTGATAGACACGGTAGCCACCAGCAACCGTGATTGTGGGTGAACCTGTGGTTGAGGCTGCTGCTGCAAACGAGTCAGCATATCGAATAATGACAATACCAGAGCCGCCAGTACCACCTGTTCCACTAAAAGCACCACCACCACCACCACCTGTATTAACAGTTCCAGCAGTACCAGCACCACTGTTACTACCAGCACCACCACCACCTGTACCACCAGCACCAGCGGTTGCAGTAAACCCACCACCACCTCCACCGCCGCCATAAGTGACACTACTACCACTTATGCTGTTTGCTGTACCAGCACCGCCTGCGCCCGAAGAAGTATTTATAACAGAATTAGTACCAACTGCACTAGAGCCACCGCCCCCGCCACCAGTTCCTATTGAGTTAGTGGTTTGTGCGCCAGTTGTGCCACCAGCAAAACCTTGCCCCGATGTTCCTGCTGCATTGCTTTGTGTGGAATTTATACCAAGACTATTTCTCCATGCTGCACCACCACCACCAGAACCACCACTAGATGCACTTGCGCCTAATGGAGTTACACCTGATGACGAGGCATATGCACCGCCACCGCCAGCCGTAGATGTAATTGTGCTAAATACGGAATTTGAACCAACAGAACCAACAGCTTCCGAAACACCACCAGCGCCACCACCACCAACTGTGACTGTAAGTGGAGAACCAGAAGCAACTGCAAAACCAGTGGCAGTTTTAAGTCCACCAGCGCCACCACCGCCACCACCGCCACCAATACCACCGCCACCGCCGCCAGCAACTACAAGGTATTCAACTGCCGATGGTGCAACAAGTACACCAACTGTTGTTAGCAGGAAGTTTTTAGCGGCAAACATTATGGGGTGTACCCTTGGGCGATTGAGCCGTACCAGTTTGTACCATCGGCAATAAAAGTCAGAATGTCCATCTTGCCAGCAGTCGCTGTGATTGTTGGTGCGCCAGCCGTACCCCATTTAACCGAGGTAAAAGTTGCTGTGCCGTTACCAGTAGTGGCTGCTTGTTTAAGCAGCAACACAAAAGACTTACCTGCCACGTTTGCAGGCATCGTGAATGTGCAAGCTGTGGAGGCTGTCAGAGTCGCAGTCTGCACCGTACCATTGGTCAATGCCAAAGTAGATGAACTGGTCACTGTGCCGATGGCAACAACCGCCTCAACATAGTTGGTGACTGTTGGATTGTTAAACAGGCCGTTAGCGCTTACCTTAACGGTTGCACCACTTTGCACAATCGGCAATACCTCAGTGCCCGCCAATGGGACTGTTGCGCTCGATAGAGCAGAGATTTTTTTATCAGCCATTTATCACTCCAACAAAATTAGACCGCCGTCCTCTTGCACGAGGTTGTCGCCGTTCTCAGTTAAAAGATTGCCCTGCACCGTTGCATCGGCATACCCCGACAAAAAGGAAATAATGTTGCCAAGACCTATGGCAACACCGTTCCGAATAGGGATGCCAAAGTAACTCATTGTGAGTTCATTGGTTTGCAGTAGATTGTGCCACCAGTGGACACCTGGATTGCACTCACGCGCCAAGGTGCGCCAGTACCTTGTGGCACTTTGAATGGAATCGGTGTAAATGGTGGGACTGGGGTGCTAGATGTAGTAGCAGTAACGCCTTCACCAACCAAAACATAGCAAGATTGGTCAGACCAAACCACAACACCTTGAGGGCCAGCATCCCATGTGCCAGTGCTACCAGCAGTGCCTGTGTAAGAAACAGACTTGGCTGGGAAATTGGCGTCAGCCAAAGGGTTTAAGAGTTCCATGATGATCCTTTACGCCAAAAAGCGCAGTTTGTACAAAGTGCGAAGATAAATCTCAATAATATTGTCAATCAATTGTTGCAGCGATGAGTCTGATTTGTCAACTACTTCATATCTGCACTTTTCGATCTCGTCAAGTTGGTCTTGCAAGAACTCAATCACATTGGTTGTTTTCTTGGCAGACATCAGGCTAATTGGCCCAATCATACCGTGTCTGCCTTGGTAAGCCTCGGCAAAGTCATCGGCAGCGCCAACGATACGGTCATAAAAGATATTGAGAGCAACGTGTTTGGCGTAACTGCGGGTGTTTAAGTGAACACTGTGAGTCACATCACGGGCTAGGAATAGCATTCCTACAAAATCAGAGGCTTTCATCATTGTGGCATTCCTTGTAATGGCATTCCTTGTCCCATTCCCTGTGGTTGCATTTCACCGAGTTCTTGTACCGCTTCGGGCGCTTCTTGCGATTCGACTGGCATTTCCAAATGGGGCATACCGCCAGCCACAATATCGCCAGAATCCATTGCTGCATGGATTGTACCCATTACGATGTCTTGAATCTGCTCCGGTGACATACTGGCCTGGACTGCGCTAATGCGCTGTGTTTCGGCTTGGTACGCTTTAATCTCAGCCTCATAGTCTTTGCGGTGCATATCTTGCATTTCAATCGACTTGCCGACATTGGTAATCATTTGGTGCATTTGCTCCATTTCAGCGCCCATTGCCTGAATCTGTTGTTCAGCAGCCTGCAACTCTGGTGGCTTGTCGCCGCTTTCCATGAGTTTGGGGTCAATGGTCTTGGCAAATCGTTTTGCCATTTCCTGTGCGCCGGGCCAATCCATGTTCTTGACAAACAGATCGCCAGCCACTTGCCACAATTGTGGGTTACCTTGCAGCAACTGTGCCATTGCCTCAAGTGCTTCTTGGCGCTTGGTTGCGTAGCCCGGCCCTGTTGACACCACCACATCGTATTTGCCCACGGCAGGGTTATAGATTTTGTCTATCACCACCGATGGGTTCATAGGATCAATGATTTTCTTGACTGGTTCTTGTTGTGTCGGGTCAATTTTGACCATATCGGTTTCACCGTCTTCGCCGATGATCCGCGCCACGCGCTGTGTGTCGTAAATCTTAGGTGCAAGATCAACAATTTGACGGGTAATGTGACGCACCGCACGAGCAAGGTTGTCACCGTAGTGGTAAGTGCCTACATCACCCTCACGCTGACGCGCAAGAATTGCTTTTCCGGAACGCTCATTGCTTCCCATGCCCAGTGAAGCGTTATATTGACCTGTTGTCGATTTGATGTCTTCAGAAGCGCCCGATTTGGCTTGCAGCAGGCCGCTAGAGGCCATTGGGGGCTGGGCGCGTTGTGGCAATGGCAAAATGGAGCCAGAGCCGTCTGTAACATCAGGATTGACCTCCAAATAAGGCCAGTTATTTGTGTTTGCGGTCTTCCACTTGTCTTCGTAACCCTCAAACTGACCACCGTAGCCGATAAATGGGGCTTTTGGCGCAAGTGCCAGCATCTCAGCTTCTTGAGACACCCAGTAGTTGTACATCCGCTGTGCGTCTTTGGCATTTCGGACTAGGCCGGACACATACAAACGCCCATCTACCTCAAATTCATTGCCAACAACGCGGACTACCGGAATCCACTTACCCGCCCAATCGCGTTCTTCAAGAATTTCATAGCCGTTAATCTTGCAGTATTTAACCTTAACACGGTCAGATTCACGAG